CCGCCAAATGAGTCTTTGTCATTTGAGATTCTACGTGCAGCCATTCTGCAGTTTTCAAACCACGCCTTTGGTGGATTTTGTCCTGCACTTGGTGGTGGCACTTTTTTATCTTTTTTTTTTTGTAAAAATGTACCAAACTTAATCATACGCATTATATCGTCTAAATGTTGATTTGTTTTTTTAAGTCTTTCAGTTTTTATTACTGGGGGACACTCTGCTTTGCCTACTATATCTGACACATTACGTTTACTCCACATTTTACAAGACCAATATCTTGCTTTATGTTTAGGTCCGGGATTGTCGCAATTATGTCTTGCTCTAAACTGTCTACGCTTGTCAGGGTCATCACGCTTTATATCCATGTTAGGGTCGCCAAACTTAACTTGTACTACATTTCCTTTTTCGTTTTTAACATAAACTCCAAACTTTTTCTTATCTCCTGATAATCTACGTGGTTTGTTTAATTCTACTTTGCGACCCTGATATTCTGCTTTAGCAAGTCTTGAGTCGTCATGCTCTTCTATTACCTCAAACTCAAATGCTTCTACTGCACCGTCATGTGGCGCATAGTCTCCTACCATAAGTACTGGACCGTCTTTGTATGCCATCCAATGATGTCCTTTTGGTGGCTTGACTTTTACTGTTTCCATTTCTTTTTTAGTAGATTTAGGATGTTCTTTTGGTAATAAATCGTAATCTGTAGTGTATTTTGCATTTGCTGGCCTACCAGAACTTAATAATTTTAAGAATGCTTTAACTCTGCCTAACGCCCATTGGTCTCTACTACTTACACTAGGCCTATGGCTTGTAGAGAATGCTCCTGCACCTCTACGGAATACGGCTTTTAATGCACCTAAGTTTGCTTTTTTACCTTTTGCATCGCCTACTTTCTCATTATGCTCTTTAATATAATTCTTAAGTGTTTTAATATTTGCTTCACTTAATTTAATTCCACCACGCTGTCCGCTAGCTGTACCTTTTGGATTCTTATCGC